GTGCCACTTATGGTAACCGACCAATGCCTTTTAACATAGGCTTGTTTAGTCAACCTGGCACCGGTAAATCTACTTGGATTGCCGAAGCTTGCGCTTGGTTTGCTCTTACAGGTTTGAAGATTAATCATGACTGTGAGACACTTGATGCGATCAAGAAAGTTATGGTCGTCATTAACCAAGGAGATAAATTTCTTTCAGCTTACGATCCTTCTCGTAATACGGTCGCCGTGTTTGACGAAGTTGGTTCTACTCGCGCTGACCGCGATACTGACAACGTTTTGATGGAAAACATTACCTCAGTTCTTGGGGAGAATAATTGGTTTCCTACGCGTGCTTCCTTGCAAGAGAAGGGTAAGATTCTTTACCAGCCTCATGTCAACATTTTGCTTACCAATACTCATCCTAAAGATGCCTTCGGTGTCAAAGATTACATTACTAATGTAGAAGCCTTTGTGCGTCGTATGCACGTGGTTTTCGAAGTACGGATTAAGCCAGAATGCCAGGCCGATGGAAAACACGGCTTGGATTTTGAGAAAATGAAGGAGCGAGAGGATAAGTGGGACGTGATTACGTTCCACCCTTTTTCTCCTACTTTTAACGGATTTGAGGAGACCGGAGACGTTTTGAGTTTTACTCAGGCTTGTGATTATATCACACAGAAAGCTGGTGCTCATTTGGACAAGAAGGATGGCCTTATTGCTGTCCGTTCCCAAGTCAGTTCTCTCACAACTCGCGTTTGTAAACATAAGTTTTTCCATTGCGAGGAGTGTGGGGATTGGCGGGACAACGTCCCTCTTGCGCCTGCTTCTGGAAGCATGACCGAAGCCAATTTGGTCTTTAACAACCAAGATCAGATACTTTACCATTACCTTGGAGTTCTTATGATGCTTTATTGGTGTGGTTCATTTCTTTTCAAGGGCGCTTCTCAATCCTTTCAGCTTTACAAAATGGAACGCGATTCTTTGCGTCGAGATCTTGAATCTGCTCAGCAGTCTCTCGGAATGGCTAATGCTGTTATAACCCGTTTTACGAGGGTTAGAGATGAGACTTTGCACAAAGCTGAGCATCTAGACAAGGTGCTCCTTAGAGCAGAAAAGTTGATTGATCGAGTTGAGAAGGTACGTGAGGCCAAATTTAAAATTGACTCCGGAACCATGTGGAAATTATTTACCACTGCTTCTTGTTTTATTGCTGGGTATGGAGTTTACAGATTCGTCACTTCGGAGAAGAAACGTGATTTGACTCCTGCTATGAACTCTCAAGTTCAGGGGCGACCTGCTAGCGTTAAGCTGCAAGGCAATCCTTGGGACATTACAGAGGGATACATTCATGCAGGAAAAGCTTCTGCTTCTGGCTTTGATTCACTCATGAAGCGAATTGAGCGCAATTTGATTGAGATTGAGTTTAATGGCGACCCTCGAGTTCGCGTTCATGCTCTTGGCATTTACGGTCCCTACGCTCTCGTGAATTGGCATGCTGCTAAGTATTTTTCCACGGGCACGCACACTTGTAGTGTAATCAAGCATCCCGATGCTGCTAATCCGAGTTGCAGTCTTCGGTTTCGCATGACG